CTCTTTGCTCGTCTTTGACCTGGTTACTGGCTGTATATTCTCTATGTATAGTATCTCTCCAGTGTCTCTAATTAGGTCTGGAAGAGTTACTGTGTTAGCTGTCTCGTTGTACCCAATGATGCCGGTGCTCGTAGCGCCGTTAGCAAACTTCGTCTGCTTTAGATAGACCGAGGTGTTTCCTTGTATCATGTTCTCTGATACGTCGGAGAGAACTAGCACGGGGTAGACTTCTGTTATGGTCGCACTTGCACCCGTCGGCGTAGTTATCACAGATCCAACTTCAAACGACCCGCTTACCGCAGTAAGCTTCATGTAGGTGCTGTTGGCGTATAGAACGTTAGCGTTAGCACCGGTAGTTCCATCCGTAACGAGGGCGCCTACGACGAACGAACCGACCACGTTATCAATCTCAAAGTCGATCTCTTTGGTCGTGTCATATACTATTCCAGTGGCGCCGGTCACCGTCTGAGTTACCTCAGCAAGGTTCTCAAAGGTGCCAGTCAGAGAGCTTAGCGACACCCTAGCCAGCTGATTGAACCTGGAGTAGTAGCTTCCGCTGACGTTTAGACTGTTGTTATTTATCTTTATGGTGTCGACGTCTATCGCTGCGTTCTTAGATGCAGTATCGGTCGTGGAGTCAACGCCGGCGTCCGTAGTTAAGAACTTACCTCTTACGTTTGTCACCTTGACGTAGTCAGAGACCGGATAGGCCGTCACTACGTTGGCCGTGGCGCCGGTGCTAGCCTGAGTTATGAACGTCGAGTTTGCCGGATAGTTCATAGTTACCGACGAGACGTTTGCAGTAGCTCCAGACGGGAGAGACCTGACGGTGTCAGGAGTAGCCGCCGCGTCGAACTCCCCTTGGACTCCAACTACGACCACGTTGCTTCCGCTGACCGTCTTTATAGTCCCCACAGCGTCAGTCGATGTCGGCTGAGTTAGGACGTCTCCGGCTGAGAAAGTTCCCGATACGTTAGTCAGCTGCAGGTTAGCTGAGTACTTAGTGGTATAGTTTAGATAGAGCTCTTTGTACCTAGGATCTTTTAAGATGCCGATCTTTCTGAACTCACCGTATCCTGGAAACTTGTATAGCTCGTTTCCAATGTTCTTAAAGTCAGTAGACACGCACACGTACTTTCCACCCAGCTCGATCTGTGGGTACGAGCCGTGACCGTCGAGTGGGCTTATGATCGCTCTAGCCGTAGCGGTAGTTCCATAGAGAGTGTTGGCTGTTATGGTAACGTTAGCATGAGTATAGTTCTGGCCGGGACTCAGCACGTCTATCTTAGAGATGGTATTTGCTACTGGGTCGATAGTGCAGTACGCTACTGCGTCTGACCCGTCTCCAGTTATCTGAACGTATGGAGATATGTAGTACTGAGTCGTGGTGTCCGGTATGAACGTCTTTCCAATGATGGCAGCGCTACCTAGCACGGTAGTCGATCCAGACTCAGCGTAGGTGTTGAAGCTCAAGCCCTGCAGGATCTTTCCGCCGGTCTCCTGATAGGTGATGCTCGGAAGAACTCTAGAAGAAGCTATGTCGGCTACTGCTCCAGAGTTTAGCCCCTTGACCTTGAGGTCGTAGTTATAGAAGGCGTTCTGATTGTCGACCTTCGTCACGATCATTGTGATCGTATTATTTTGCAAGTTACTTATATAGGAAACGGTCGCGCCGAATCCAGTCGACACGAGGTCGTCGTCTACTATTAGAATCTTTTCTCCAGTAGAGAAGGTTCCGACGACGTTCTGCAACTCGACGGTCATGGCGTCAAGGTTGACCGACGTCACTATCCCGTTGGCCTGAACCGTGTTCAGTGAGGAGATGGTGTACGCGTTGTTTATCTCGTACACGTAACCGGTAGCTGGGTCGTTAGTAAATCCATAGGTGACCTTGAGAAGGTTAGGAGAGGCTATCGTCTCGATCTTTCTGACGTTCTTGTCGATGTCAGTGCCGATCCTGACGTATCCCTTTTCGACCAGCTCGGTAGTGAAGGCAGTGTTACCGACCAGACCCGGTAGGTTGCTGGCGCCGACCCCGAACAAGATCTTCTTGTTTGACAGCGTAAGAGTTACGCCCGTAGCCGTTGTAGTCGACTGGTCACTTAAAACGATGTGCGTAGAGTTAGCAGTTACTATGGTGGCTCCGTCCGGAAACCCAGAGCCGGTCACCATGGTACCAACTAGAACCGCGGTCGCGTTCACGGTTGCAGTAAAGTTTGAAGCGACGTTGCAGACTACGGTGTTGCTTCCGGAGGTAACGTTGGCGCTGAACTGCTTCGACGTCGAGACGACTCCGAGCACCTGGCTTCCACCATCGTCGGCGTTCAGAACTGGGTACTGGTTGCTGGAGAACTGAGTAGCGCCGATAACCTGAGCTATTATGCTCGAGTTGTTAGCGAACCCTATGTCTCCTAGAGCACCGGTGTCGGTCTGCTTTATCTTGCCGATGGCGCCAGAGACACCTTCCCTGGCGAAGTAGCCGGTAAGGTCGGATACAGTCATGGCGCTGTAGTCCTGTCTTATGAACTGGTCTACTGCAATATTTCCCGTGATGTCCGTTATCGTGACGATTCCGTAAGTGTCAAACGGCGTCTCGAGAAGGACTAGCCTCTGAGTGCCGTCGTAGTCCTTGATCTTTCTAACTTGACCCGCTCCGAGACCGGCCACTAGATACATCGCCGACCCGTTGTAGAAGTTGTCTTCCGCGGAAGCGCTCTGTTCTATGGCTACAAGTTGGGCGTTTGAAACGTAGGTTATAGTACCAGAGTGGTAGGTCCTGTAGTCGTAGCCGTTGTCGGTCACTCTTATGAAGTCGATGGTGCCGGGGACAGCCACGCTGGCGACGTTAGCGTTAGTCCTCACAGGAATAAACTCGTCAGTCACGAAGTCGTCGATGTCCTGCGAGCTGACGGTATACATGTACTTCCACTTGTACCCGTCCGCGGTCTCGAAGATGGCCTCGGAGGTAGTCACCGGCTTCTCGGTGGATGGGCGACCGTCGGCGTTATAGATGCACTTGTATACGTTGTTCTCGTCGGTCAAGACGTAGAACTCCTTAGCGTACAGGTCACCGTCGATGTCGTCATACATTCCGTACACGGTGTTGGCCGTCCAGTCGTAGCGCCTCACTGCGGCTACCACGTTGTCAGCCTCTATCCTCTTTCCAAAGAGAAGATCCGTATAGAGCTTGTGCTCGGTCGCGTCGACGCTGGTGTCTGCCGCGGGAGGGTTGTTGTCGTCTGCCCAAGGACTGTGCTTGGCCACGAACACGTAGTGTGACTCTGCGTTCGAGGATATATCTCCTATGAAGTTAACGACCTGTGTAACGTCATGTGATATAGTCAGCTTTGACATTTCTATTCCTTACGCGTCTTCCGCTTGAGTTAAGTAAGACGACGCCACGGTGCTCTCAGCATTCAGCGAGGAGTCCTTGAACAGGAAGCTACCGAACGGAATTGATCCAGCCGGGTGCGCTAGCTTCAGGAGGACCTCCTTGTAGCGATCGATCATAACCTTTGACCTTAGGTCGTAGGAGTACTCTTGGTAGTAGTAACTATCAATTATGTATTTATTAGAGCTAAGGAAGCTCGTGTCGTCCTTCCAGTAACCGGGGCTTCTTCCTTTCTGGAAGATGACCGAAGTCGCAGATGCCGCTGACGGGTTAGAGTCGCTGGTAAGAAGCACTCTCTCTTGAGGCCCGTAGCCGAATCCTGAGTCGATGACCTCGACGGTTCCGATGATTCCCGTCAGACCTCCAGCTATGCCGTCGATCTTAGCGTTTCTACCCTTGTAGTTGTCTCTCGCCGCGTCGTATATGTAGAGGTCCGACACGTTAGTCTCGAGGACCTCCACGTGAGGGTTGACGTTGTAGCCGGTTCCTGGGTTGACGTTCTTAAGATAGTCGATAGTCCCAACCGTCCTAGAGCGTATGTTGAGAGTGTCTTCTATCTTGGCGTCGAGGTTATAGAGGTCTTCTACGTTCTTGTGCACGAAGTCGGTCCAGTCGTACAGCCTCTTGACTGACGTGACGTATCCGACCGCTCCGGAGGTTCCACCAGTCAGGTACATCTCGGTGAGGTAGTCTCCGGCGACTCTCTCAAAGGTAACCGACAGACTTACGCCGGTACCGATGTTGCTCTGGACACCGACGTCTGGCAGCGTGGCCGAGCTGTATCTTCCCTGAGACACCAGCCTTATTCCAGTGATGGCTCCGGAGCCGTCGACTGACTCGACGTAGGCGGTCGCAGGAGTGTCGACGTATGAACCACCTATGAACTCTACGACGTCTCCGACAGCGTAGTCCTGACCGGCGCTGTCTATGGTTACCTCTGGGATGTAGTACCCCTCAAGGACGGTGTAGCAGAAAGGTATGTCAGTAGTAAGCTTGTTTCCGTCGATCGACACTATGGTTGCTTCTGCGGACACCCTCTGAGTCTTAAGTGTCTTTGTTATCGTGGCGGTCGCACCGCTGTCGACTCCGGTGAGGGTGTCTCCCTCGAAGAATATAGCGGTAGAGTTGAAACCCTTGATGGTCATCGTGTCGCCGTCGACTTTGTCGACTATTCCGGAGGCAATCCCGGTGGTGACTTGCTCTCCGACTTGAAACGCGCTCGACACTATCGCGTAGTTTATGATCAAGTCTTTAGCTAGAATGTCACCGGTTATCGTCTCTCCGACCTCAAAGGTGCCGGCGTTGACCACGTCGACGGTAACCTCAAAGTCCCCGTCGTCTATGTTCTCCGATACGAAGGCAGCCAGGGTCTCGGTGCTGTACTGAATTATCTCTGGGTCTTTTATCCCGCCGACCGCGAAAGAAGCGCCGGTTCCACCTCCGTAGAAGCTAGTCAGGTCGAGACTCAAGGCGGACGTCACGGTAGTAAGTGTGAGGGCGTTGTTCGGTGTGCCGCTCACTCGCTTGACCGTTACTGTGTTTGCTCCAGTGGCGACGCTCAACACCTCTCCGACGAAGGTGTTTGATCCAGTCGTCTGGTAGACTCTCTCGCCGACGACCACGGAGGAGACGCTGTTGTTACAGAGCAAGTTATAGACCGGGCTGACGGTAACGACCGAGTCACCGACGCTGTAGCCAGAACCTCCGTCCCTAATAGAGAACCGTACCTTGCCGGTTAAGTTCATGATCGACGTCACTCTCGCCTTAGCGCCAAGTCCGGAGCCTTGAACGTCGACGACGTCGCCGACCTTAAAGTCGTAACCACCGTTGTCCACGGTAAGTGAGCTCAGCGAGCCTATGATCTTAGGTGAGAGTAGAAGGTCGTTGGTGACTCCGTCGCACAGGACGTACTCACTGTAGTTAAAGTTTCCGTTGACCTGACTCACCGACAGGACGTTGACCGGCTTGTTCTTTATGATCTTTCTTATGAAGTTCTCAACTAGAGCCGTGGCTGTCTTGGAAGAGTTGTAGATCTGCTTGCCGACCATGTCCTTGAGGTACGGAGAGTCGGACACCTCTAGGTAGCGAGGTATGACCCACTCTGACTCGGACGCCCTGAGGACGTCCTTGCCCGGAACGTATATCTCTACTGACTCGTTGTACAGGAGCCTGAACAAGAACTTGAACGCGTCGTCGGTGCCCTTAGCCCTGTAGAAGTTTATGATGTTCTTGATAAGATTTCTCTTGTCGCCGAGCGTGTCTCTCGGTACGCCGTAGAGGTACTTCTTAACGAAGTGATCAATGAACAGGTCTAGGGTCGTGTCGATGTCTGCGTAGCTGGGTAGCTCTCTAGCCGCCCTCACAACGTTGGGAGAGCTCTCGGTGCGAGTCACGGTCGACTTCTGAGACACTCTGTAGATGACGTACGAGCTAAGGAAGTAGTTGACCCCAGACTTGAACGGTATCTTAGCGACGTCGTTTGAGGCGACGTACTCGATCTCGCTGGCAGATCCGTCTGCCACTATGAAGTCTCCGGCGTCAAGCTCGAGCAGGAAGGAAGTCCCGTCGCCGGTTATGATGCTGCTGCCTGCCGTGCAGGTCACCTTACCGGACGGAGAAGAGTTGATCGAGTCTAACTTGTATACCGGGCCGGGGGTGAAGCTGGTGCCTGACCCTATCACCTTGATGAAGGCCGGTCCGACCTCGGTGACGGTGGCTGTGTTGTTGACGTTGGCAGGCTGAACTACCGTCTCTCCGATGGCGTACGCGCCGGTAGGAACTTCTAGGTAGAGAGTGCTGACCGCGGAGCTCTCGAGCCACTCGTAGTACGCCTTGATGAAAGCTATAAAAGTCTCTCCCTCTTCTTTGTAGAAGGAAGGAAACTGGTTAGCTACGTACTGCGATACGTACTTCTCGATGTTCTTCATTAGTTCGACTCTTGTGTGACTACCACGTTGAGTCCGTACTGCTCGTCGATCTCAATGACTTGGTTGTAAGTCGACGTCACGTCTTGATTGTCCGGTTCGACGTAGACCCTGAGTCCTGGTCCGTCAAAGTTGGACACGTTGAGAAGTTGTATCGCGACCTTTCCAGTCTCATAGTCTACGGTTCCGACGTTGGTGTTAGTTATCTCGCTGCCGGTAGCCGAGGTGCTTCTTATCTTGAGGATGCCGTTGTCGTCTATCAGGGTCGAGATGCGCTCGACGTTGTTCATTAGGTAGTAGAAAGTAGAGGTCGTCAGAGACCCAGGAACTATCTTGCAGTTGTACATGAGAGTCTTGTTCTCATCGAAGTTCAAGATAGGAGTGTACTGCTTGACCAGACGAACGTCGATCTGAGTGCTGATGATGGCCTCGTCGACGGCGTCAACCGTAGAGGCTAGCTTCGAGAACCTGAACGTCGTCTTAAAGTCTTGAAGGTTGTTCTCGTTAAACTTCTTCACGGCAGATATGATCTTGCTTCTCATGTCGAGGAGGCTGTACCTCTGCAGGGTCTTAGATACTACAGCCGAGACGCTTAGGTCTATGTAAGTGTAGTCCGGGTCCTCGAAGAAAGTCTCGAGCGAGAGGAACGTCTTCTTCTTCAAGAAGTTCTTGATGTCGTTCTTCTGCGTGTTGGTGAGGTTGGTGCCGTCGTCCGTGACCGCCGAGATGAACACCCTTCCGTACTGAGGTGAAGAAGTTACCGTCTCACCACCGTATACAGTCATGTTCTTAACGTACGGAAACTCTTTGAGGACTATCGCCTCGTAGTCGTCGCTGGTCACGGCCCTGTCCTGAGCGGTAAAGTATCTCGGTGCCCTGTACCTGATCGTCTCGATGTCTTCTATGGCAGACCCGCCGGTGGCGGAGTTGATCGTGACGACGGTCGTAGTGTATCCGGACACCGACGGACCGTTGAAAGTAGACACGCCGTTGGCGTCCTCTCCCTTCGTCACCCTGTAGGTGATCCTGGCGACGTTGCCGGCTGAGAGCGCCGCTCCGAAGACGTCGTCTCCAAACAGGATCTCGTACTTGTCGGACGCTGCTGCCTGAACGAAGAACACCTTCGAGGTAGGCTGGAGTCCAAGGAGGCTCTCGGCCCTGTCGTACTGCGTTCCGGTAGTGCTGGTGTTGGACGAGTACACCGTGACTCTTATGCTCGAGGCGTCGACGTTCTTGTTAGATAGAATGAACCTCTGCTTCTGGCTAGAGGCCGGTAGCACGGTGAACCTCTCGGTCACTACCACTCCCTCGTAGATAGATAGCGCGCTCACGCTGAACGTGTTCGCTAGAGACCTGTTCACTATTATCGACTCGTCGTTAGTAAAGACGTACGTTGTCCCGTTGTAGCTTGAGTTGAACTCAGTGTAGGCCGGAATGGTAACAGACTGAACCGTCGGGTTGGTGACCCTGATGTTAACGTCTACCACGGCTTGAGCAGACCCGGCGGATCTAGGGAAGTAGTTGAGGTCCTTGGCGTGGGAGACGAGAGAGTCCCTCATCAGCGCGCTGTCTAGGAACATCTCGTTTCCTACCATGTTCAGGTAGAAACCGTTCATGTAGGTGTTGTACGCCAGGACGTCGAGCAGGACGGAGATGTTAGAACCCTCGAAGTCGAAGTCCTTGAAGGTCTTCTGTCCCTTGAGGTAGTTCTTCAGGTTCTCCTTGATGTCGACGAAGTCGAGCGATCCCGGACTTAGAAAGGAGTTGTCGGCCACTATCTTACCCTGTCTATTAGAATGTCTACCACCGTAGGCTCGGCCTTGCCGAGGACGATGAACGCGACGATTAGCCTGATTTCGTTGTAGTCGATGTTCGATATGACCTTGACGTCGACCACCTGGGCCCTAGGCTCGTAGTTGGTGATGACGTCCTCTATGCTCTTTCTGATCTCGCTGTCGAGAGTAGGGGTCTGGTTCTCAAAGAGCTGGGCTCGTATGTTTGAGCCAAGGAGAGGCTGGAACGGTCTCTCGAAGAAGTTAGTTAGAACCAGATTCCTGACCGACTTCTTGACCGCGTCGACGTCCTCCAGAACCGACAGGTCCTTCTTCAGGGGGGACCTGTTCAGGTTGGTCATGAAGTCCGAGTATACGCTTGATTTCGTAGCCATCTAGATATTTATCACGCCGATCCGGACTGACCGGTCATGTTGAACAC